GCTATGGGTAATATTCAAACGACTCAACCGTTCATGAGAAGAACTCCTTATGTTAGTGGGGCTAATCAACCTCTAATCTCTAGACAAGCCGTTGGATCTAACGTAGGACTATACAAACAAAAAGTCGTAAACATGTTTACCGGGCAAACGATATTCTCTGCTATACCTGTTGATTTATCCCAAAAACTCTACGATCTAGGATTTTTTAAGGATATGGGGTGCCAACCTGGGAGTGCTAGAACAGGAGGTAACTATGCAATAATAGATACCGGACCAGGGCTTCCTTTTGGCATTCCTGAATACAATATTCCAGGTGCATATGCTACAAGCAAGGAGACCCTAGCAGACATTCAAGTCTTCCTCAGGAATGTCGGACTTAAGATTACGAATACAGGTCTTGCTAGCTATCCTGTATGCCAAATTCAAACCGGAATATTCGACGGATTCCCAGAGTTTGATCAAGGCTTCGTAGAGTACGATATCAATAGGCACGGCTAATGAGAGTACTTAAAAACACAAGTACACAAGGTTTGTCTATTAGTTTTACTACTCCAGAAGGGTCTAAGAATGTATTTCTTAGACCCAATGAGAGTTTGGAAGTTCCAACCCATTGGTCTAGTAAAATTTTAAATAATCTTGTCAGTCGAAGAAAGATCAAGATTGCCTTGGTAGAGGATGAAGCTCCTCAAGAACCCGTGAAGGTAGAGGAACCTGTAGTCGTAGAACTGCCCTCTAAGGGCGATGTTTATGTCTCCCCTAAGAGAAACAACAAGCATCGTTAGTATCTAACACGAGAATATAATCAGAGATTAGGTATTTCCTAGTCTCTGATTTTTTATTTTAATATACCTGCAACTGTAAGTTGGGTGTCACTCATAATCTCTTTAAGATCCTCCACAGTTACTTTATAGTTTGCTGTAAGCTCCTCCCCAGGACTAATATCCTTTGAAGCCTTCATGTCTATAAACCTCATGCCATGCTGTCTGTAACTGCTTGGGGCTAATCTTGCAATGACGTTAGGGTCCTCAGAATGGTTGTAGAAGCCCCCCAGAGGCGTTCTAAGGAGGCTTCCATGATTACTAATGTAATGTGACGTTCCTATAAACTGACCCTTTAGGATGCGTTTAGTTGCGAATAACCCCAACCCATGAACACTGGATTCTTTAATGGTCAGGTAAGAGGGTAGGGGATTATATGTCATCGTTTGCTATTTAAATGGTCTTGAAAGCTACCTTGACGGTTAATTTTGGGGTGCGAACGGAACTTTATTTCTTCCATCAATTCACTCTTCAACTTAGCTAACATGTGATCAACTTCTATTCTAGTGTAACCAATATGGATAGGGATCCTATCAACATCACCTAAAGGCTTTTTGAATACAAGCTTTTTCTCTTTTGAATCCTCCTTTTCTTTATTGTTCCTTACCTCCTTTTCTTTATTGTTCCTTTCCTCCTCTTGGGATTTTGCAATCTTGATCCACAATTCAAAAGTCTTAAATACATCAACTATTCTATGATCTATTAGTTTAAGCCACTTACGTTGCCAGTCTTTTGACGGACCATTGCAAAATCCTAACTTCTCAGCGAACTTACTTCTCACCATACCCCTAGTAGGACTTCCAGTCTCCTCTCTATAAAGTCTCTTAATTTTAATCACACTTAATTGCATTTTATCGAAATCATACGAATCGTAGTTACATTTACTACCCCAAGTCAAAAACTTACACTGAGATCCTCCCGATGATGTTTTAACACCTTTAAGGGAGAAGGTAACAGACTCACTCATATCTGCTAACGGAAAGAACATCTCCTCGCCCTCACTCCACTCGCTAAAGTCACTACTATTTACTGTTTTTTTCATTTTACTAACCCTTTCAAAACTGAATCAACAAAGTGTCGATTCTTAAAATTAATGGTAGTCCGAGTGGGATTCGAACCCACACTGTACAGATTTTAAGTCTGTTGCCTCTGCCCTTGGGCTACCGGACCAAAAGCCAGATTTGTGGTGCGAGTATAATATACCTACACACTGGTTTAATACGCAATGCGATGTTGAAAAAACACCACAAATCTGGCAGAAACACGGAAGAGCTTACTTGCTCTTATTCTCTTCTTCAACCTCTCTGTCTAAACGGTCGAATAGTTCTTGCTCACGCCTACGCTTTTCCTCTGCCTTCTTCTCTTGAAGAGCAATATCCTTCATCTTTAGGTGGCGAGCATTTTTAATGTGAAAAGGTTCAATGTTAGAAGTATCAACATCTTCACTCTTCTTACCCTTATTAAATATACGATCCCAATTTGAAATTAGCTTTTCGCTATCTCCCTGTCTACGCTTATCTCCCTTACCAGCCATTATATCTCCTACATTATTACTATTTTTTTAATACCCTGAACATGTAACGTGGTAGCAACAGGATCTACATACCTCTTGCTATCATCAAAAACAACTACTTCTAAATCATCTTCGGGGTGCTCTAACATCAATTCTTCAATACGAATTATTAACTCTTCAGCTTTCATTATAGGCCCCTCGACATTAAATAAACACAATACAGTTGAAATAAAAGACAAAAGGATCCTATGGCAACTGCATAGCCTAAATTTTCATAAAATTTAGGATCCCCCATCTGCTTGCTGATGTTCATAAACATAATTTCTTTTATCTATTTATACTTGTTTACGTGAAATGGTAGCAGTAACCGGACTTGAACCAGTATCTCTCCCTGCTCTAAGGTATTAGGCCGCTGACGGTGCATATGGGAGTGTTTTACCTTTATTACTATACTGCTTGGTAGCGCATGTTGGACTTGAACCAACGACTTCAGGCATATAAGACCCGCACTCTAACCAACTGAGTTAATGCGCCGTATATGTAGGTATAATAGCGAACTGAATACTATATTCAATAGGCTTTTTTAGAATCGTAGTCTATTTCTGCTTTCATCAGCTTTGTATTGTTTGTGTAGTAAATTACTCGATCTCTGCAATACAAATTTAACTTAACCTTAGGGAAATCTAACTTGAGTACTCCTCTTATTGCCGACTTTACAGTAGTGGACTTTCTTCTGAAGAACATATCTGTTAACAGGCTGCTATAATCGATAAGCTTAATATCTCCGTGAGAATCTACTCGCATGTTGTCATCATGAAAGTCTGCACCCCAGTTGTAAGTGTTATACTTAGTTATAAAGGAGAAGTGACTCTCTAAGTCATTCCTAATTTTATTTAGAGTAGGATTAACCCAATGATACTGTCCTTTTGCACTAGGAAATGGTTTGCTTACATACTCCATCTCTAAAACATATCCTTTTGGACTTATCTGAATGCACTCAGCAAACAGATCACCTAATGAAGAATTCTCTAAAGCCTTGTAAAGTGAGTACTCCGCCTGATTATTCCAAGGTAAACCAATCTTAATTACAGTCTTAGATCTAGGAGACTTAAGAACAATCCTAGTAGTCCCGTCTGTAGAAACCACATTTAGTTTAAACTTTTTACAGACAAGACCTACAATGGTACCTATAAAAGGCATAACTGGAAGGTCGGTTTCTCTCCCAGGATCTATACTGTGAACACTAAATAGATGTTCCAGATACGTCTCAATCTTTACTAGATTCGTCAGTGAAACCATATTTTTCCCTAGCAGCTACAGCCATTAACTCGAAAGACAATACGTCAAAAGAATTATAAGATTCAAAATCTAGCATAGTCCCCGGAACGAAATCACCCAAATAAGGCCAAGACGAGTCACTACGATACTTTTTTAAAGACTGACTAACGGCAGTGTCTAGAAACTCATCCCTACTCATCGTACCCCTTCATGATGCTCTTAAGCTTTTCCACCGCTTGATTAACGAAATGAATGCTCAAAGTAGTTGATCTGCAAATTGCACTAGTCCTGATAAATCCTTGCTTAGATAGAAGGGAAGGATCCTTAAGAATAGCATTCATAACCGTCTTAACATCAGAATTTTGATCTTTCATAAACTCATTGAAGTCTACAGAAGAAACATCAATATGTGATCTAGGATCTTCAAGGATATTAGCTAAGGAATGATCACTGTCTGAAAACAGTGGAGACTCTAAGGACTTATTCTTTTTCCTAAATTCCATCTTCTTAGACAAAGGAATGCCTTTCTTTGCTTTTCTATTCCACAATACAGTCTTTGTGTACTGGTCGAATAGCTTAGTATCAAAAGCTTCATTAAATCCCATCCCAGTCTTCTTTGAAAAGCCATTTATTGATTCTAAAGCAGCAATGCAAAGCTCCGAATAGTTGTCTTCGGGTGCGGCAGTCATAGCATCTCCAGATATCTTCTGAGAAATACTATGCATTAGCTTTCCGTATTTCTCTTCGTATCTAGTCCACTGTTCGTTAGTTACCTGATTCATATGTTTTATTATAGCTTGTTATCGTATTTTTTAAAGGATTTAAGGAGGTCTTGATCATCTAATCTTACTGAAGGGTCAGGCTCATCTCTGCTTACCTCTCTAGAGTCTTTGCCCATGCTTAGTAAACTATACCCACAGATGTCACGCCAAGGACTTTCATCTCCGTAGGTAGGATCTGTAGCTAGTCGAAACAACTTATCTACTACACGACAAATTGTAAGAACATCCATATACTGATCGGGTTTAATTCCTTCAGGGTATAGAACTTTTAATATCTTATGTGATTTACCAAATGAATCACCATAAGCCGACTGCTTCTCTGCAACCAGCTTACCTACGGCTTTTCCAAGGCTTTCGTAATTTGCTTTCGTCATTTCTCTTTCCTAAGTTTCCTTTTAGTATTCTTTCTCTGCTAACACCTCTTCGGTCCATTCCTAGACACTCTGAACATGTATTAGCGTTATTGTAACTGTAAAGCAAGTCTATATCTCCGCAAGACTGACATTTACCTCTTTCTGGCAATAGTCTCATTACCAGTATTATAGCTAATGATTACTTTCTTAATTCTGTCCCTAACCAATCAATGATCGGATCGTAAAGATGCTGTTGGATGACCACCGAAGAAGTGTTAGAAGAATAGCCTCCCGCTTTTGCATACTGAAGAGTAGCAAGCATCCTCCCCTCTACAATCGATAGAATGGATAGTATCGCTTTTACCTTTTTAGTCTTGTTTCGAAGCTTAGCTTCCGAAGATAAATTTCCCATTCTTTCAACGGTAGTTCCAAGGTAAGTGATTAATTCTGAACTTTGATTTGACATGCTATAATGATAGCATTCTAATCCTTAAAATCAACACCTAAAGTGAAATTGTGTTAATAATCTCTACCTTGTCCTTTATAACAGCGGCTTCATATTTAGTAGACCCGTCATCGGGATGCCTATTAGAAAGGATCTCATCAGCAAGGGGGAGGGCAACCAAGTTTTTAACTACCCTTTGGATGTCTCTAGCACCATACTCATCGCTATAACCCTTGCTAACCACGTAGTTTAATAACTCAGGAGTAGATTTAATCGGATACTTAGCTAGGGTCATCTTAGCTATCTCCTTAATATCAGAAGCTACCAAATCATTGAAGAATATAAACTCATCTATTCTGCCTCTAAACTCTGGCGAGAACTCCCTCTCCAAAGACTTCATGATCTCCTCTTTATGACCATCTGAACTAGGAGAGGATCCAAATCCAAGTAAATTAGTTTTTAAATCCTTTAATCCGCAATTAGAAGTCATAACAAACATGGAATCAGTGAAGTCTATTTCATTTCCAGAATTATCTGTGACTGTCCCTGTATCCAGAAGGCTTAAAAGAATGTTAAAGAATTTTGAATGGGCCTTCTCAATCTCATCAAACACTATAGTCCATCTGTTAGATTTATCGGCTTTCTCCTTCATGATGGAAGACTCAGAGTGACCTATGTATCCAGGAGGGGACCCTAGTATCTTAGAAACCTCATGACCATTTGTAAACTCAGCACAATTAATTACCCAAAAATTAGGAGAGAATTTTTCTCCTAATTTTCTAGCAAGTTGAGTCTTGCCTCTACCTGTCTTTCCGATAAAGAATAAATTCACATGACTGCTGAACTTGGCAGCTTTAAGCTTAATAGAGTTGCAAACAGTTTTAATTGCCTCATCCTGACCTACAATATTCTTCTTAAGAAACTTATCTAAGTTTTTAATATCATTGATAGTCTTTAAACTATACTTATTGGCAAGGGGATCAGGCTTTTCTTTAGTTTTAGGCTTAGGCTTAGGTATACTCTCCTCTAACTTCCTCTTAAATTCTGGATCCTGTTTTGCATCCCTAATGATAGAGTCTAAAACAACTGAGTCAGGGAGAAGTTCGTTTATGTCATAACATACATGCTCAATTCTAAACTCAGGATAGTATTCAGAGATAGTCTGATAGTAAGCTCCTAAAAGTTTGTACTCCAACAATGGATCGCTAATACTGTCCTTTAAATCCTGAGCTTCAGCTACCCTAGCTATGAAGGTCTTCTTCTCAGGAGGTGTTAGGCAATCTACGATAACTATCTTGACGTAACTTACAAAATTAAATTTACCGGATTCAGAAGTTTTAATAAACTTTTTAAGTTTATTATACACGGTCGTTAGCTGTTTTTCAGTAAGCCTTCTAACGTGGATAATAGAGTTTAATTCTGACGAGTAAGCTTTAATACTATTAGGTTTTCTAGGCATTATCGTTTTTATGTAACATTGAAGTTAGGTTGCTAAACACAGATCCTTTCAACTCTTGAGAACCTGGGCCGGACTTGCCCTCCAGATCCATCTCCTTTAATTGATACTTCTGCATAGTTTGCGCTAGCTTGAGAAGCTTTTCGTTAGCAGCACCCATTTGATTCAATGCTTGAGTAGATGAAGTAATCACCTTGGCAAAGGAATCCACAGAAGAATTGCCTTGCTCATCAAATTGAACTCTACCTCCTAGCTCTGACAAGGCTTCCTTACACTCTTGAAATAACTCAGAGGCAGACTTCCTATCAGAGATTGCATTATCCTTTATCGACTTCACCAGACGATTCATCTTCTCGTCTGACCATAATTTGTTTTTTAGTACGTAGTTTGCCATATAAATCCTCGTCGCTCATTGAAACTTCATCATCTTCATCCCAATCTTCGAAAAGATCATTTTGAATATCAGGAAGGTCCCTATGAGTATGTAGCTTTCCCGGTCTTGGGCCGGAGATTTTCTCTCTTCTAAATGTCTTTCCCATGGTTATCTTTTAAGCTGGAAAGGTAATTACCTTTTAATAATTGGTCAACGTACCTGAAATAGAATGGAAAAGCCCAATCTACAGGCGTTATAACAGTATCTAGAAACGTAACGTAAAGCAACATATTTATGGAAGACTCTAACATCGATAGAATTCCGTAAATAAACAATCCAATTCTTTTAAGTATAAAATTCATTATTTATCCATCAATTTTTCCATGTACTCCTGAAAGGCTTGTTCTCGGGTTAATCCACTATCCCTTTGAGCCTTGGTCATCCTGAACCTTTTTCTAGTCTTTTTCTTGTAGTCTTCAATATCCATGAAGGGAGCATTCACATCATTCCTGTTTGAAAGCTGCTTCTTCATAGCCTCGTCGATCACAATACTTAACCTGTCTTCTATATTAATCATAGTGTCTTACTCTTTATACCAAACATACCTCTAATCTTATCTAGCTCAGGATTGGATGAGGTAGTATTGAATAATAGCTCAGATAGGGTGTTTTTCTTAAATCCAATGTCTCCAACTGATCTTCTACCTGAAGAGGAGATCTCAATCAGACCATCTTCCTTGAGAAGTTCCTCAAGTCCATAATAGGGATCTAGACCTTTATCAAACAAGACTCTAAAAGCACACTGCTGAAAAGGAACACCTAATTTATTCTTAACTATCTGAACTTCACCTACAATACCTTTAGGCTTCTTGTCCTCATCCTTAACAACATCACTAGTCTTATTAGACTTACACTTCATGTCAGCCGAAAGATAAAACTCTAACGCCTTACCTCCAGCAGCAGTAGTTTCAGGGTTACCATACATTACATTAATCTTGCTTCGTATCTGGTTAATGACCACCAGAGTTGCTCTGTTCTTTTTAAGAACAGTATTAACTTTCCTAAGCATAGATCCGAATACAAGTGCTCTTCTAGCACCATCCGTCACCGAGGTGTTACCTATCTTATCTCTACTTAATTCCTCATCAGTAGCTAATACAGCTACAGAATCAATAACCAGTAGTATAGGAGTCTTCTTATCGTGTTGTCTGATGTCATCAATGGTATCGACAACATCATTGAATGCTTGTTCAAGAGTTTCAGGACACGAGTATAAAAGAGTATCTGAATTTACACCAAGCTTAGACCCGAAATCCTTAGAAAAAGTATTTTCCGCATCAAGAAGCTTAACATACCAGCCTTCTTTTTGAGCGGCTGTTAGGAAGGTAGTAGCAAACAAGGTTTTGCCAGTGCTTGAATTACCTTGCAGTTGAAGGATACCTCCTACCGGCAATCCTTTATCGTAAAGCCCTGTAAGAACTCTGTTAAGAGCGTAACATCCTGTTGAAATAAACTCAGCAATTGGCTCGTCGCTTAGAGTTGCTTTACCCTTAAGCTTATTTAAGACATCAATATTCATATAGACATTATAGCCTTTACGCGGAATTAACGCATGTTAATTTATTGAACCATGCAGGAGCAGGAGTACCCCAGTTCCACTCTGCAATACTAGCCTTATCGCCCTGGTAGTAGGCCCTGTAAGCCTCTACAGGGCACGATCTCTTATACTCGTCAGGCATAGCTTGTGCAAAAGGAGTAAGGCCAACGTCTGGAATATCTTCAGGAACCTTGAATAGATGATACATAAGCTCTGCGGACTTATGACTCTTGCCTCTACGACTCCTAAACTCTAACAGAAGAGCGAAGTACAGGTCAAAGGCCCAAGTGTAGTTAGCCTTAGACTCACGGATCCACTTAGTACAAGGATGGTTAAGGTGAGCTTTCTTGTAGACCTTGTCCGCTTCTGGTGTCTCGTATACATGATGAGCAGTAGAGAGCATCTGTGCGGTCTCAAGGATCATCTTTACGCAATGCTTGTCACAATGCATTTGAGCGGCAATTACAGGGTCTGTATGCAGGACGAATATGTTCATGTGTTAAACTATACTAGTTGATAAGCATTTTACTACGAAAAGTTGAGGAATAGGCATAAATATTAATACACCAATGGCCGAAAATCCAAACGATGCTGTGACTAGAGCAGATCTCAATCAACAATTAGAGATTCATGCTAAAGCTATTGAACTTCAAATAGAGTTAAGCAAGCAACAGGAGGAAATTCTAGAAAAGCTAGAGGACTGCAATATCTCTCATGTAGAGCATAAAAAGATATTGGATACCTTAGACAAGAGAACCTGGAAGCAGGGATGGCTCTTCTGGGGTATGATCTTCTCACTGCTCTCCTCTTTGGGAGTTGCTTGGAGTAAAATTTAGGAGTTAACCACAATGCCCAAAGACCAAGAGGACCTGTTACAGAGAATTGATAAAATCAAGAACAACGAATATGATGTCCCTGATAACTATTCCGAAGGCTATTACAAAAGCAAATACGACAAAGAGATTGAAACTTTGGGTTACGAGCTAGACGATACGATCAATCACTTGAAACGAAATCGCAATAGGGCGATTTAACACCCATCGTTATCTTTATCGTTGTTGCGGATGCCACCGCCTTCTTCAAACCCTCTAGGATACCTAGCTCTCAGCTTCTGTAGGTTGGCTTTAGCAACCTCTTCTAAACTAAGGTGTAGATTCTTAGCAGCCATGGCAACGTAGAATAGAACGTCTCCTAGCTCCTTCTTAGCGTCATCTAAATCTAGATCCTTACCATGGAATGTGTGCTTTTTAATAAGCTCACAGTATTCTCCAGCTTCCCCTGCAATCCCCAAAGCCCAATTAAGGTTTGCGTCCTGGCGACTGATGTTAGGGTTAGCAGTGCGGGTACATTCTTGTTGAAATTCGTTAAAGTTCATTTTTATCCTTGGCTATCACGTTGGTTAATCATCTCGTCTATCATAGACTCAAAGGTGTATTCTCTAGACCAGTTTAAGACTTTTTCTGCCTTAATAGCAGCACCTTTCAAGTCATGTAATTCTAATGGTCTGTAGTATTTAGAATCAATTGTAACGTAATCAGCGTAATCCATTCCGAGCTTAGAGAACACTAACTTACAAAGATCTCTCACTGAATGTGACTCGCCAGTAGCACACACGTAATCATCTGGAGTGTCGTGCTGAAGCATGAGCCACATAGCCTTTACGTAATCTTTTGCATGACCCCAATCTCTAGTAGCCTCTAAGTTACCTAAAGGAAGATGCGTGTCTAAACCTTGCTTACATCTAATTGCTCCTTCAACAATCTTAGTAGTAACGAAGTTTAGCCCTCTACGGGGAGACTCATGATTGAATAAGATACCGTTGCAAATAAACATACCATAGGATTCCCTATAAGTTCTACCTAAATGGAAAGCATAAACCTTAGAGCATCCATAAGGACTAACAGGCTTCATAATTGTAGTCTCTCTACGATAACCATCTTCATCATATTCGTTCCCATACATCTCTGATGACCCTGCTAGGTAGATTCTAGCATCAGGACACAGGAGCCTAGCCGCTTCAAGGATGTTCAAAGTACCTACAGCGATAGTATCCGTAGTAAAGGAGGGTTGTCCAAAGCTAATCTTAACATGAGACTGAGCGGCTAAATGATAAACTTCATGAGGGTTGTATTCCTTACATATATTCAAAAGAGACACTAAATCCGTAACATCTCCATACTCCAAAATAAGGTTAGGGTTTTTCTTTATAGAATCGATTCGAGTAGTTTGAAACTGTGGGGACGAATGCCTCCTGAGAACTCCAACTACCCTATACCCTTTATCTAAGAGTAACTCCGCGAGATAAGAACCGTCCTGTCCGGTGATCCCGGTTATTAATGCTGTTTTCATGCTTTTTCCCTCATAAACCAATCATATGTCCTCTGGGCACCATCATAAAAAGGTGTAAAGTTAAAGCCTCCACACAATTCCTTGAAAAGTTTGTTGCATCCGTCCTTTCTAATCTGACCTTCCATCTCCTGGTTGTACACTATGGAGGCGTTACTCTTGGTAATTCTCTTGATTGTATTCGCCATACTGTCAATAGATAAGTTCTCATCAGGAGCTACTATCAGCGGACTTTTATCGTTGTGTCGGTCCAATATTATAGGAATAGCTCTTGCTAAATCATCGACAAATAACTGTTGCCTTTTAGGCTTTCCCGATCCCCATAAAATAACTTCTCCTCGTT